TGGACCACCAGGATATTGTGGTACTTCATCCCACTGAACTTCAATTGGAATGTAATCGTTCTTGCCTGATTCTCCTGGTTTCTTTGTCGCACCGTTGCCCAATTCAACACACGAAGTTTCGCAGAAGAAATCAGAGTGTTTTGACTACCCAAGAAGTCGCAAATGAATTCTTGTTGGAATTGCTCTGCACTGGTATTGGCAATAGTTTCTTCTTTCCACTTTTCATCTCGTAATGGACCACCAGGATATTGCGGTACTTGATCCCAACTTACTTCAATTGGAATGTAATCGTTCTTACCATCTTCGCCAAGTTTCTTTGTCGCACCTTTCCAATAATAATAGAACATATTCAATCCGTTTGGTGTTGAAATCATAATCACTTTGGTTTCTTGTCCCGCGGAAATTGTCGGATATACTGAATTGAAGAATTCTTCGGCAATATTGGTAGGAACATGTGCGAATTCATCAAGTAAAATTGCGTTGTATGAACCACCACGAATAGCACTAGATGATGTGGATGATGCAATAATCTTTGAACCATTTTCAAGTTTAATGGATGCTTTGTTCCATTCTACAATACCCTGTTGCAACCAAAGTGGCAAATATTCGTATGTGAGTTGCAGTCTACTGAGAATATCTTTCGCAACCGACTGCTTGTTTGCAAGAATCGCAACATTCATATTCTGATTAAACATAATATAGTGTAGCATGTATGCAACCATCGTAGTGGACTTACCTGACTGCCTAGGGAGTTTTGCAATGGTGAATCTGTTGTCATGCACCGTTTGCACCATATCTTCTTGAAAGTCATACAACTTAAAAGGAACGAGGCCTTCGTCCAATGAAACAACCTTAATATACTTCTCAATAAAGTAAATAGGGTCTTTGGCACATTTCATATATTCAACCACCTGTTCTTCGGTGAATTGAATATCAATCCCAGACTCTTTTAGTTGTTTATTTCCTAAATAACCTTGTTGTTTATTGCTCATCTACAATCTCTGTATCAATAATATCACTCGTCATTGCTTTTGTTCGACTTCTTTCTTGATTGATTAAGTCTTGCAAGTCACTGGTTGAACCAACATAAATTGATTGGTTGGTTGTGTTATTGATATTAATTTCTTCTTTGTTAATCTCTTTGACTTTCTTATGCAAGTCTATCAAGTCTTTGTTCACTTCTGAAACTGTTTTAATCATCTGTGCGGCCACTTCATACGCTCTTGGTGCATCACCTTGCGTTGCAACATTTAGAATCCCATCAATGGCATCTTCACCTTGTTTAATGAGTTCTTTCATGTTCTTGCGAACCAACCAATAATCTTTTTCGCTGTCAACCGCATCCACTTCCACTTCTCGTATGTGGGATGGTTTCTCGATTTGCTTTGGTTCTTCTGTTTTAAATTCTATATCTAATGCTTCTGATAGTTTTTCGTCTATCGACTTTTTATCACTCATAATAATATTCACCATAAATTTGATTACCGGCCGTGTAACCTTCTCCAGTATAACCGCCAGTAATTCCTATTCTCAAGTCATGCGTTCCAGTAACAGGATAGTTGAATTTCTCTGCACTTCCGAAAATATCAATTTCAGATTGAAGAATAATCTTTCCTGTCTTGACTGGACCATACATATATGTCTTTGCACTAAATTCAAACGAAGATGTAAGATTTCGTCTTGTATCAAACGCACCTTCATAATCTTCTTCAGTGGTCACGCCATTCAACACAAATGGCACATCAACTTTCTTATTAATATCATTTATATTAAATGACACAACAAATTCTGGACTAAAATAAGGCAAAATCTGTTCGATAATTTGTAAATTGTCGTCTTGATTTCTAGTAAACGCATAGAGTCCGAAGGATACGATGTATGGGACTTCGTTGTAGTTATATGAATAACTTAGCCCATCAGCACTAATTGCTTTTCTTTTTCTAAGTTTATTTGTTTTTCTTGCAGGATCATATGCAAAACCAGTAATTTCAAACCCGATTCGCGGCAAAGTAATTTGTACTTTTGAAGTATCTGATATACTGCTACTTTCTTGAATCCTTCTCAAGAACTTTTCTTTTGGCCCATATGAGAGAGGAACACGAATAGTTTCTTTAGTTGTTCCGTCTGGATTCTTTCTGATAATTTTAATATCATTAAACAAAGAACCAAATCCAATTACTAATTTTCTAATTGCTTCATTGTAGAATTGTGTAAACATTAGTAACCTGCCTTATATCCTTGTTCAACAAGAGTATTCCATTTTTCTGTATTTGGAACTGCCATCTTTCTCGTACCATTCATATTTAGGTATTTGATGCCTTTCTTTGCTTCCCTAATTTTATTTAAGTGTTTCAATAATTTCCTTCACTGAAAGGATCCGTTTCTGTAAAGTCAAAGATGTCGTCTTGGTCTCGGAGCAATTCAAAATCTTCATTATCTCCAGCCGGTGCATCGTCTTGGGGTTCATGTGGAATAATCACAGTAGTTGTTGTGGAACTGTTGAGTTCATATTCTGCACTAGATACTGCACCCTTAACTGTTTCACTTGTAGCAGTAGAAAGTGTTCCAACAACATTTGTAACTGTAAGTTTAGTTGTACTTGCATCCCAATCTGTAACTACCGCTGTTGCAGTTGCATCTGCCAGTGCCGCACCAGTTGAACCAAGAACTTGGAAGATTGATTCACCTTCAAAATAATTGATGTAGGTATCAGAACTTATTCTTGTCCCCACATCCAATTCAATAGCAAAGTATTTTCGTTCGTCTTCAACCTTATCAATTTCACTGTAGCCGGTGTCGATGACTTCTTGACTATATGTGAATACTTCACATGAGAGTTTATATGTAAAGAGTTTGCCTAATTGATAAAATGGATTTTCGTGTTCTACAAAATTAATTTCAAATACTGTATTGCTAAGTGGGAAGAAAATTAAATCCCCTTCTTTTGGCCGTGTAGTGTTTTCATAAGAGCCAACTGCTTCTTCAAATCGTTTACGAGAAACAACCAATTCCATTCTATCTTTTATTTGTATGCCAAATTTTGCAAGTACATCACCTTCACCTTCAAAACCATCCACAGATTGAATATACATTTCAATTTCATAACCATCATCAAATTTTGAAGTTGTATCTTCTCCAAATAATTTATCTTCGTCTANAAGTGTTCTGGGAATATATACCATATCCCTTCCCATCGTTTGAATCATTTCGATGGTTAGGTCTTCTACCATATCCTGTTCACCAGCGTAGTCTTTGAAATAGGGATTGCGAGCCATGTATTATCCTGTCATAAAGTCGATTGGGTATTCGTAGGTTAGTCGTAGTTCTTCTTCAAGTTTTTCAATCTCCTGTATTGCTTCTTGCGATATTTCGCCACCTCGTAGTTGAACTCCACCCGGCAATTGAACCCCTTCAAACTTTGACATATTTGCACCCCATTGTTTTTTAATGAGTGAGGTTAAGTATTTCTTTAACCAAATATCATTGAACACTTCAGAGAATTGTGAAGATTCTATTCTCACATATGCTTCTATTAGGAAATATTTCCCTTCAACAATATCGTTAGTCCAATCTCCGTCAATGTTTAATTTATTTGTTATTTTATTGAATCGAATTATTTTTTCTGGTTGAAAGAAATCTTGAATCATGTTGATATATCGTTTAGTAGAATCATATCGCGCCAAACCCATACTAGAATTAAATCCAAGTCCACGATTAATACCAAAATAATCCATTAAAGCCATTTGATAACGAACATCAAACATATTAATATTTGCAAATTGTCCAAATTGGTGAATTTTAACAACATTTAAAATATCTTTACCAGTAATTTTGCTACCTGTTGCACCAACTGGTTGTCCGATAGATTCAACATCAACATATTTTCTTGCTTTATCCGTTGCAGTGATTTTATACGCAAATAGTTCCTTTTCTGCACCATCTGAATGGTATTCAGCAAAAAGTTCTAATGCTTCGTCTAATCGGTCTTCACATTGTTGCCTATCCACATTGATATCAACAACTGGTGAACCCAATTTCCGCAAAGAATAATCAATTATATCATCTCTAGATGCTGGTTTTGCCATTAAAAACTCCTATATCTCTAATATATGTATAAAGATATAGGAGTGGGGGAAAGCAACAAATACTATTCTTTGTTTTCTTCCTCTGGGTTTTCTGGCGGTTGTTCTTGTTTTCCTACGGCAACATCTAAATCGTGCATTACATCATAATCTATATTTTCGATGTAGTATTTTCGTGTTACTGGTTCTTCTGCTTCATCTGAAGTGCTTATTGTATAATTAGTAAATCCAGGCATTTGCAGAGGGCATGCGAGTTTAGGATAATCTAATTTTCCATATTCGTCTGCATTTGCAACCAAAAAGGTTTGTTTCCTATCACCACACCCACACCCACCACAAATATGTTTAGTAGGATCGGTAGTACTTTGATCTAAATATTCACAAGCCGGCAATTCCCCGCCAACATTTTCATTGCCAAAACAACTTAATACCCTTAATTGTTTGATTGGTTTATTAATCTTATTGTTATTGATATTTCTTGATGCTAATGCAACAGCAAAACTTTGCACCATACTAAATGCTTTTTTAATTCCTCGTTGGTTTGGATCCAGCGGTGTTTTTCTAAATTTTGGTTTGTCTGTCATAATATCTCCATAATAAAGTTTATTAAATTATACACTATAATATGTATGATGTCAAATAAAAATCATACAACTTTTAATAAAAGAGCCAGTCGTACATTATGTTCTTTGTCAAGTTCAGAAGCAGATACAACATCTGATGTCCACATGCTTGTGTTTAGTGATCCTATTTTGGTATTTTTTCTATTGTGTATATATGCAAGCGGTTTGGTGGGGGTTGTTCCCTCGACAAGTGTAGATGACCAATATGTTCCTTGCATTTCGTGAAATACGCCAGATGAACCCCTAGTAATATCAAGATTCTTAACATCAATCGAATCATAAGCATTCACATTAAATTCTTCACTCCATATCTCCCCATTATTTCTTTTTTGGGTTTTTGTCATCATAAATGCCAATAAGTTCTTACTTGGCACTACCAAGTTAAATCCTTTACCTATTCCGTTGATAGAAAAACCATTTCTAATTTGTTCAAACAAATTTAATGGTAATTTCATATTCCATGCACTATCCGCTTTTGATTTTTTTCTTTTANNANTTTTTAACTTGGCCATACTACCTTCGTGTAGGGAACTCAAACCATAATCAGATTCTAGAACAATAACCGCATATTGATTTTTAGCAAACGATCTAAAATCATTATGTTCTTCGTCTACAATTATAGATGATTGGACAATACCAGTTTTTGAATGTCCTAAAACTTCAACATCAGGATGAACTCCACTTCCATTAAATATCCCAGCATATCTACCTGCAATTCTATATTCTCCTTCTTGCCAAGACTCTACAGTACTTCTAGAAATTGTTCCGTCCTTTAAAAAGGTTTTTATCATATCAATTTCTGATGTGTGGCCACAATTATATGGTGATCCATCTTGTCGCAATCCCATAAAATATCCATGACAAAATTCTATAGAAGATAATTTACAACGGTATTCATTTCGATTAATATTTTCAACACATGCAGACACAATCCCCAACCCAGCCTGTTTCATTGTTTGATTATATCTTTTAATAAAATCTTCTTCAGGATTAGTTGCATTGTTTTGTATCAACAGATTATCAAACTTACTTTCTACGCCACTTCCACCCTGTGCTTCTGCGGTTTGATTGTTTGCATCGTTGCAATCCAGAATCTCTTCTGGATTAACAATATCATTACATGCCAATCCTCCTCCTTGATAATTGGCATAGATATTAGAATTGTCATTGCAATCATCACACGATTCCGATGCCGAATCACAAACACATTCATCTAAATCTGCACATTGTTGTTCGCTGCACACATTTCTACAGTCATATATACCATTGCCCTGATACACACAACAACTATTAGGATATCTAACATCCCACTTAGTGAGTACATCTTTTGCCGAAATTACTGTTTCTGGAACACCCGCGGCACCATTCGTACAAAAATTATAAACTTGTTCGAGCTCTGCAAATGCCGAACAATCTTCTGGTGACCATATCCCACCTATATCATTACATTGACATTGTGTTAGTTCTTTTAATCCTTCAAGACTTGAAGGAATCCAAGTTTGTCTATCAATAGAGTNTAAATAAGCATNATGATTATCAAGATTACTACACGCACAACAACATCCCAGATCAGACAATGGTGGGCATTCAACATCTCCAACATTTTCTGCATATTGCCAATATCCATCATCTGCAATACAATCATAAAACGATACTAATTCATCCGACTGTGTTCCATCGGGTAAACAGCAGACACCGAATCCAGTAAATAAATCTTCTTTAATATCAACGGCAGTTCTTATTCTAGATCTAAATTGAATACTCATGTTATATTATATATCCTTTTTTATTTAAAACATACATTTTGGATAGGGGCAATTTGGAAATTTACAATCCATCCAAACACATTCGCCATCAGGTAATTGAACATTTGTGTATTCATCTATTAAAATTTTTCTTGCCTCATCCTGCAAAATTTGTTGGACTTGTTGCCTATCCGGTTCTTCAAGGACACCCTCCGGCCGATCACATTCTT